GGGTACTCGACGCCCAATTTTTCGGAGTGGCCCAACGCCGCCGCCGTGTGTTTGTTGTCGCAAGTGCTAGAGACGGGTTTGATCCCGCAGCGGTATTATTTGAGCGCGCGGGCGTGCGAAGGGATCATCCGCCGAGCCGAAAAGAGAGGGAAAACCCTGCCGGCACAGTTAGCGGCGGCATTGAGAAAACAGTCCACCGGCTAGTATCATTCGGAGGCTATAAGCCTGGCGAGATTTCGTCGACCGTTCAGGCGCGCGACTATAAAGACGTTACCGATCTGGTGGTTTGCCGGCCGATACATGATAAGGCCACACGGTGTCGAGGTAAAACCGGCGTAGGCTCGGGGAACGGCCTCGGCGTAGGCTCGGAAAACTCCCCCCTGTTTACGCTGACAACGACGGACCGGCATAGCCTGTTAACCGTCTACGGTACACAGGACCCGGTTGTGGCTATAGATCGAGCGCACACCCTCGGGTGTAATGGCGGCCAGGAAAACGCGGTATGTGTGGACGCAACAGTCCGCCGCCTGACCCCCATAGAGTCCGAACGCCTGCAGGGGTTTCCGGACGATCACACCCGCATACCTTGGCGCGGTAAGCCTGCTACAGATTGCCCAGACGGCCACCGGTTCAAGGCCGTAGGAAACAGCAAAGCGGTCCCCGTCGTGCAGTGGGTCGGGGCGCGCATACTCATGGAGTTACTGAAATAATGCAAACGAGGATACAATCAGCTATCGAGGCCGGGGCGAACATCCTGGTCGGCTACACAGTCAACATACTGGCCAATTTCGCGATATTCCCGTTCTTTGGTTGGGAGATAACACTCGGGCAGAATCTGCTTATGGGGGTATTCTATACCTTCGTTTCGTTTACCCGTAGCTATTACCTGCGGCGGTTTTACAACTGGAGGCATCACGTATAATGAATCTAAACCTATGGGCGATACAGTGGGGGGTCCCGTTCGAGGCGGTCGAGGACCTACGCCGGCAAATGGGCGCGATAAACACCGACCCCGATGTCGAAGACGGCGAGAGCGAGGCCGCAACGTCGACCCGTGTCAGGCTTGAGGCCACGCGGGCGGGCGGGCGGTTGTTCCGGAATAACGTCGGCGGAGGACATGTCGAGGGGGGCAGTTATGTCCGCTGGGGACTGGCTAATGACTCGGCGCGGTTGAATAAAATTATTAAATCGTCGGACCTTATCGGCATTATGCCTGTCACCATCACGCCGGAACACGTCGGCCAGACCCTGGGGCAGTTCACCGCGCGGGAGATGAAGCCCGAAGCCTGGCGATATGCGGCCACGCCGCGCGAGGTCGCACAGCTGCGGTTTATAGCACTTATTATTTCACTAGGCGGAAACGCCTCATTCTCTACAGGGGAAGGGACGTTATGACTATATACGCCACACCATTCAAGCACAGCGACAAGCAGACGACCGGTCCGTCGACCGACTCACAGTTCCCCACCCTGGCGGCGGTTGTGGACGCGATGGGGCCGGGGCACTCATGCCGCACACCGCGCATGGTTATTTATGGCGGGGCGGAGGACAAGGTCGTTTTTAGTAATTTCGCATTCTGTATTGACGACCCTGCTATCATACAGTAGTATTGCCAGAAACAAAGGGCGTAAAACTATGAACAGAGAACACGTAAAGGAAACCGCGCTGGCAATGGTCCGCGAGGCAGGCCTGATTAACCTGTCGCGGCGGGCGCTGTGCGTACGTGCGGGGCTGCCGGACGGGTCGTTCCCGCATGTTATGGGGTGCAACTTCACCGAATTTCTAAGCGAGATAAAAACCGACGCGCCTGAACGTACCACCCTGGCCGTAAGCAAAACCCGCACCGACCCGGCACTTAGACGCCAACAGATACTCGACGTTGCGGTCGAGCTGGCGCGCAAGGGCGATTATACGCGGGTCACACGGGGGCAAGTGGCCGAGGCGGCGGGGTGCTCTGGTGGACTAGTAACACGCTATTTCAAGACCATGACACAACTTAAAAAAGCGATTATCCGCGCCGCAGTACGTGACGGGGTCGTGGAGATCGTCGCGCAGGGGATAGCCCGCAGGGACCCCCAAGCACGGAAAGCCTCGCCCGACCTAAAGAACGAAGCCGCGCGACTAATCGCCAATTATTGAGGGGTAGGGCATGCAGAGATTACCCGCAGCACTGGCCGCGCTGGGCGAGTTCCGCCAATTTTTACTATATAAGTTAGAACCGAGCCGGACCGTTCCCGGCCGAACTGAAAAAATACCCATAAACCAGAGCCTGCAGGCAGTCAACGCCCACGACTCCGCGCACTGGTTGGACGCGGACACCGCGATCCGAACAGCCGAACTACTAGGCGACAAATACGGCGCCGCGTTCGCGTTCACTAAAGACGACCCGTTTTTTTTCTTCGACATAGACGACTGCGCGGCACCGGGCGGGGGTTGGACGGACATTGCAAACAACCTGCTGGGGCTTTTCGCGGGTGCTGCTGTCGAGGTCTCGCAGTCCGGAACAGGGCTGCACATATTCGGCACAGGTGTTCCGACGGTAGCGTCCAAACTACGCCGCAAAAAAGCGGTCGACCCCCACACCGGGAACGAGGCCGGCCTTTTCGACCTGTACACCGAGAGCCGGTTCGTGGCCTTGACATTCAACCAGATGTCGGGCGATGCGGCCACAGACCACACGGGGCGGCTGGACGAGGTGGTCGGCTATTGGCTACGCAAGGGCGCGGGCGCTGCGCCTGCCGAGTGGTCCGCCGAGCCGTGCACCGGTTCTTACCCGGTAGAGAACGACGACGACCTGGTCGACAAGGCCCAGGCTACCGCGTCCGCCGCGTCATACTTCGACGACGCCCGCGCTACATTCCGGGACTTGTGGGAGGCAAACGACGAGGTGTTGGCGGCGGCGTACGTGCCCGACCGAATGGACTCCGGCAAGGTATACGACAACAGCAAAGCCGACCAGGCGCTCGCCCAGCATCTGGCATTCTGGACAGGTAACGACTGCGAACGCATATCGCGCCTTATGTGGCAATCAGCACTCGCACGCGACAAGTGGCACCGCGAGGATTACTTAAACCGCACCATATTAAACGCGGTGTCGATGCAGGCGACCTGGTACACCGGCGGAAAACCAGCAGATACCACCATAACCGACCAGTTTGGCGCTCCCAGGCTAAAGGCCGCAACAGACAAGCAGCGAGCATATGCGGAGACCATACGCGCCGACAAGCTGGCCGAGTGCCAGGGCGAGGAATCGCTCATTAAGGCGCTATGTGCTAAGAGTGGACCGTCTGCCGAGGCGTCGTTCTGGCTTGATAATAAAGCCCTGACACCCGAGGAACTGGTCTCGGCGGTTAAACCAATAGAGAAAGCGCGGCCCGTGCTGGGCGAGCGTTCCACCCCGGAGGTACTAGTCGGGTACCAGTTACTGGGGCCTGATCAACAAATAGAGCACTTCGCGGGCTGTATATACATCCAGGAGCTACACCGAGTACTTACCCCCAGCGGGGCAAAACTAAAGCCAGAGCAATTTAACGCCACGTATGGCGGGTATAGCTTCGCCAAAGACACCAGCGGGGCGGGAAAAGTGACCGGGAAGGCCTGGGAGGCGTTCACCGAATCACAGGCCGTACGCTACCCCATAGCGGAGAAATCCTGTTTCCGTCCAGACTTGCCGGCAGGGTGTATTTTGCACCAGAGCGGCAGGTCGTACGTGAACACTTACACCGAGATTGTCACGCCCCGCAAACAAGGTGACCCCTCCCGCTTCCTGGAACACCTCGAAATACTGCTGCCGGTTGAACGCGACCGCGACATCCTGCTCGCTTACATGGCCGCATGTATCCAGTATCAGGGCGTGAAATTCCAATGGGCGCCACTTATTCAAGGCATAGAAGGGAACGGTAAAACCCTGTTTACTCGCTGCGTGGCGTTCGCGATAGGTCGGGAGTATAGCCACATGCCCCCGGCTCAAGAGATATCGGAGAAATACAATTCGTGGTTGTTCGGCACTATTTTCGTCGGCGTGGAAGATATTTATGTCCCCGAACACAAGCGCGAGATAATTGAAATCCTAAAACCTATGATTACAAGCGACTGGCTGGCACAACGCGCCATGCAAACCGACCAGATCATGCAGGATGTGTGCTGTAATTTTATATTTAACAGCAATTATCGAAACGCTGTACAAAAAACGCGGAACGATCGCCGGTTCTGTATCTTCTATACCCGGCAGCAGAACCCCGAAGACATCGCCCGCGACGGGCTGGACGGCAACTACTTCCCGGATTTATACGCCTGGCTGAAAGGTACAGGAGAGTACACCCACCTGGGCGCTAACCATGGTTACGCGGTGGTAGCGGAGTATCTGCAGTCGTACAAGATCCCCGCGGCCCTGGACCCGTCCGGCGCATGCCATCGCGCCCCGACTACATCCAGTACAGACGAGGCGGTCCTAGCGTCCCTGGGCGGCGTAGAACAAGAGATAATCGAGGCCATAGAGGAAGGCAAGCCCGGTTTTGCGGGCGGCTGGGTGTCGTCTTCGGCGCTCAAGCGGCTATTGTCGGAGATCCGAGCAGAGACCCGTATCCCGCCGAACAAACGGCGCGAGGTGCTGCAGTCCCTGGGCTACGATTGGCACCCACACCTGAAAAACGGGCGGGTCAATAGCGACATGCCGGGAGAAGGTGGCAAACCGCGCCTGTTTATTAAAAAGGGCAATGTGAGCGCCAACCTGCAGACCGTGGCCGAGATTGTCAAGGCCTACCAGAAAGCCCAGGGTGCCGCATCCGGCAGCGTCGGACCGGCTTCGGAGGTCATGTCGTGAGTCGAGGGCTACAGGCCGTCGTTAATGTACTGCACGCGCTGGTTATTATGGCCGGGCTGTGCCTGGTCGGGGCGTTTTTCTGGTTGTTAATCTGGGCAATGTTATTTCATGTTGACATAGCGGGAAGCGGGGCATATAGTTAGTGTAGACAGTACGCAACGCAGGGGAAAAACATGCTACCTGAGACATTTGACGCACGCATAACGGTAATATTTTTCATACTTTGGACGTGCGTGGTTTTTTCGGTCACTGCACTCTATTTTGAACTAAAAAAAGGCGGTTAAATGGAAAGTGTATACACCTTGCTCTCTACCGCGCGGGACTTGCTCGTCGGCGACCCGTGCATCACGGCGTCTTTAGACGGCACCGCCTTAACAATATCGGCGCTATGGGGTGGCGGCAAATATAGCCAGACTTATCGGCCGGAAGAGATATTGTTAACGGACGGCGAGGAACTTATCTCCCGTTTTATATATAAAGCAAACACACACTATGTGGGGTTAAAATGATCATAGGTATAACAGGCCCCGCACGGGTCGGGAAAGACACAACGGCGGACTATCTTATCGGTAAGCTAGGCGCGCGCCGCTTCATGAAAATGTCATTCGCCGAGCCTATCAAGGCCATGCTGGCGGTTGGCTTGAACATGACCGTCGAGCAAGTGTCGGGCGACCTGAAAGACAAAATCGACCCCGTCTATGGTGTCAGCCCGCGTCATATGTTGCAGACACTTGGCACTGACTGGGGGCGCCAGATGATCCACGCCGATATCTGGGTCAAAGCGATGGCGCGCCGAGTCAAAGGGCGCGACATTATTATCCCCGACGTACGTTTCGAGTCCGAGGCTAAATTCATCCGGGAACACGGTGTCCTGATCCACATAGCGGGGCGCGGCGGTATCGAGGGCGATCATGTGTCCGAGGTAGGCGTACAGTACCGCATAGGCGACTACACGATCGACAACAGCGGCGCCGTGGAATACCTACAAGCCCAGTGTGATTTCCTGGCCGCTAAGATCGAAGCGCAGGACCCGCTACGTGGGTAACGTTACCCGTACGGGCGTCATGTGCGGCGTCAAGGTCGACGACGGCGAAGCCTTCCGTGCGGCTATCCGCAACGAGTACGTGGCACGGTACGGCCTAGCGGGTTTCCAGCCTGCTCAGATGATACATTTCGCATATACCCGCGTGGGGGGCCTGGCGGCGGGCGAATTCACGGAGGCCGAGTATACTGGAAAATGGGGGGGGGATGCAAGTGAATGACATAATAAGCCACAACTTTAACCGGTCAGAATTCGCATGCCCCTGTGGCGAATGTGAGTGTGACACCGTCGACACCCAGCTCCTGGAGATATGCGAAATCGTTCGGGACTTCGAGGGCGGGCCAGTCCATGTAAATAGCGGGCACCGGTGCGCCGAGCATAACTCTACAGTGGGCGGGGGCACCAACTCCCAGCACCTATACGGGAGGGCCGCTGATCTGCGCGTTAAGGACCCAAAAGCCACGCGGGGCCGGCTCGACTTCTTATACCCGAATAGCCTGGGGCTGGGCATATACGACACTTTCATCCATGTGGACACCCGTACATTGGGGCCCGCGCGGTGGGATAATCGGACCGGGAGGCGGGCCGGATGAGCCAGTGTAAAGCACGCCAACAGCTCGACCAGATGTACTGTGCCGAGTGCTGCCTGTTGTGGGACATCGCCGACCTTAACCCGCCAGAGTGCCGCCGGGTTAAGGCGCCCGCCGCACGAGAACGGGCGCACCGGACGCGACATAAAGAGCACATAAACCGGTTACACAAGAGCGTTACGCGGGAAAACCTTAATAAACTACGCGAAATAGTGGGGCGATAATATGACATGGAACGAATTCAAAAAGCAGGTCGAGGAGCAAATGGCAGCTACCGGGCTAACCGGTGACGAGACCCTTTTATGTGTGGACGTATTTTACCCGGACGAAGCGGTCGGTCCTGAACCCCTTACCGTCGAGATACATCCCGGCGACAGGGTGTCTATCTCGTGAAACAAATATCATACCGCGAAGTTTTGCCGGGGCTTTATCAGCTGGTCAGGGCCTTCCATATCCAGACGGGCATAAAGGGGCGGTCTGTGTTTCTAGCCCGTGCCGGGGATATAAACGTGCGGCTGCGGAGTAATGGCATGCTGTTCCTGGGGGCCGGGTACCTCTGGAACGGCGCCGACTTCATACCCGACACACCCCTCACGATGTACTTCTCACCGGTACATGACGCCTTTTTCAGCATGTTCCAGCGGGGGCTGTTGCCCTTGTCAGAGTTTAACCATGTGGCGGAGCTGGCCAAGCGCATGCTAATAGAGGCACACAAGTTCATGTTGCCCGCCGGTGTGGCCCCGCGTCCGGGTCCGTTTATCAAGCTGATCATGGCCGGTATTACGAGCGATGTGGCCAGAGCGATAGCAGACCCGGCGAACTACACGCCGCCGCGTATCCGCCAGGCCCCCGACCTGCAGGCCGACCCGTTCGACATGCCGGACGATTGGGAGCCGGGGACATGAGGTTTTGGGTTATATACAGCGCGTTTATGGCGGTATATTTTTTACTGCCGCTGTTATGCTCCGGGGCTGGCGTACCATGAAAATACTAACGATTATAAGCCGCTATTTCTGTCGGCACCACTACGCCAAAACGACCTTGATATTCGGGGAGCCGCCTGAAACGCACCGCGTTATCTGGTCCTGTCCGGTGTGCGGGGCGGAAAAGCTCAAATTCTCTGGGACCCACGCCGCGTGGTACTGCTGGGCGGGCATGCTATGAAACGGAAGAACCGATACATAGTGATAAAACGGACGGACCTCGATAGCGCGCGGAGTCTGGTAACTCCGACGACCTTTCAGGCCTTTGAATCTGTTATAAACCTAGTAGACGCATATCGGAAAAGTCGGCTAAGGGGGCCTTTGTGTTGTGTCGTCGTCGAGCACGATTGGCCTGAGTATGAACCCACCTGGCGAGCCATTGCCGCCCGTGTGGACACTAAACACGATAACGAGGAACACTACTAACGAGGTGATACCATGGCCACAACAGCGTCAAACTTACAAGGTCTGCTATATACTGAAACCGAGGCGCGCGAGGTCCGGCGCCGCAATGATCGACTTATACAGTCGGAAGGGCACGACCGCGAGAGCCGACGACAACAGATAGAAGACCCCCAGCTGGCGCGCTCGCTCGGCGTTCGTGTGGCAGACCTGTATTAATTAGTTATAGCATATGGTAATGTTTAGCACTGGAAATAGGAGGTATACCGACCATGAAAAGACTTTTGGCTTCAATATTGCTGCTACTGATAACCGCCACCGCTTTTGGCGGGTGGGAGCTTCGGCGTGATCAAACGCTAAGATACTACCCCCTGGACCCATTCACCCCCCTGGTGGCAGCATACGGCGACCCGTGCCTCGGCGAAGCGGTGCAGGTGTTCAACAATAGCGAATACTACGTCCGCATGTTCCCTCATTACGACCTCGCCACCGTCTGCCGCTATTCCCCGTCACACAAGCATTGGGTGGTAGTATCAAAGAAAACCGGCACCGGGCGCAGCTTAAAATACTTTCCGTTCGATCCCAACGAAGTACAAACCGCTTTAGCGGGTGCCGCCTGCCTCGGCGAGGTGGTCGCCGATGATAAGTGGGGTAGAAAGTGGGTCAGAATGGAGGTCGGAGGCGTACTGGCGGGGGTATGTGCCCCCATTGTGGCCGCCCCGCTGCCCGGCCCTGTACCAGCTCCAATAGTCAGTAAAACAGTAACAATCACATATGTTCAGGACGCGGCCAATAACCCGCCCGCAAGCGCCACCGGGCTATATTGGTCTACTAATGGCAGTGCGTACACCATGACGACATACGCGCTAGGCGACATCGCGTTCGTTATACCTGGGACGCCCGCTACATATACATATTACTTGACATCTGTCAGAGGTGTGGAGGAAAGCGCCGCAAGCACGATCAATACGATAACCTTACCGTGACCGATGCGGAGATCCTACGGCGAAAATATTGGCACGATAAACACCCAGACGACAGATTGACAGGCTTTAATATGACATCTATCAGCCAACATGCCGCAATACTTAGGCGAAACGGGGCACACTGGGACGATAACGTGGCCTACCAAAAGTGGGTGAACAACGAGGGCGTTTAGATGGAATCCTTCGCCGATGAGCTAACCTGTGTTAATTAAGTTATATAAAACAACCTGGAATATGTCCGGGAAATTCGTGCTCGACCCGATCACGAGCTACCTGAAAGGCGAAAAAACCCCATTTAAATGTGCCTCTAATTTCTCGGAACGTGGTGTAAGCGGACAGCCTATCGGTAATAAACTAACCGTCGAAGTACTAACGGACGAAGTAACCCACCAGGTAATCACCACGCTGGGCGGCGTAACCGAGATACCCCAAACCAAAAAACTCGGGCTACGACCCTAGTGGCCTTCACAGATACACTGATCGAAGTTGTCGAGACCAACCTCGCAGCACACGCCCCCTCGGGCGGCTCTCTCTGGCAGACCTTCGAGACAGGTCGCGATAGCCGCCTGGTGGTCCCAGCGGGAGGCGGGTTGCAGCCGCGGACGAACTTCGGGGTCGGATACTACTGCGACGACCAGGGCACCCCCGACAACTACGTGATATTAAGATCGGGGCACGCGACCACCTCATTCCGTAACACCTTTACTACTTGTCGCATGTCGACCCGCGACGACTGGATCGGCTGCGGCGTGGCATCGGGCAGCGCCCTATGGGTAAAAGAGTCGATTGGCGGAGTTGTCGCGCAGCTCTACCTCGACAATACTTTCGCAACAACTCTGGGCCTTTGGATGCAACTAAGGTGCCAAGGCGCAATAGCTCGATTATTCACCGCCGGGACAGCGGCCTCGCCAGGGCCTTGGGTGCAGACGGGTGGCGATCTAACTATCAGCGTGTCACAGACTGCCCAGCTACAAGGCTTGTCAGCGGATGATAATAGCACAACACAGATACTGGCCACATATTTTGAGGCGGGGGCGCTGTCTGGCGGGGGGGTCACCCTGGTTGTGGCAGACGCCCTGCATGGCCATATCGCCGATAACGTGACCCTTACACAGCAGCAGATCTTAGCTATTAACGGCGCCCTGCATGCGCACGCGGCGGACACGGTGACCCTGTCGCCGCAGGGCGCCCTTACTGTTGCGGACGCCTTGCACGGGCATACCGCCGACAATTTGGCCTTGGTCCAGCAGCATTTGCTCGCTATCGCCGACAGTAGCCACGCGCAGAACGCTGGCAATCTAACTCTTACTACAGCGTTTGCGCTGGTTATCGCCGACGCGGTGCACGGTCACGCGGGGGAAGTCCCGACGCTAATACAACAGCATGCGCTCATCGTCGCCCAAGCGGTACACGCTCAAACGGCAGATAGCGTTACCCTGGCGGCAGGTGACGCCCTGTCTATCGCCGACGCAATACACGCGCACGCCGCCGACACCCTGGCACTTATACAGGCGCATTTACTGGTGATCAATAGCGCGCTACACCCGCACACGGCGGACGTGTTGCCGTTAACCCAGCAGAACACCCTCGCGGTGACCGGTGCACTACATGGACACGCTGCAGAGGTGCCCGCCCTTAGCATTGCGGCCCTGTTGGCTATCGCCGACGCAATACACGCGCACGCCGCCGACACCCCGGTCCTAAGCACTGAGACCGCGCTCGCTATCGCCGACGCACTGCAGGCACACACCGCGGACAGTGTGGCCTTAACACAGAACCACATACTTGTTATCAGTAGCGCGCTACATGCACACGTCGCGGAGAATTGCAATGTTTTCGAGGGGGTTCTGACAATCGACACCCCCGCGGGCCGTGTTTTTGTGATAGAATCCCAGAACAATGTTTATGCTATTCTTGAGACAGCACAAGATCGAGTTTACCCGGTGGAGGAATAAACCATGCGAATAAAAGTTCTAGTAAATTTTAAAGATAGGCGCGTCGACTATACCTCGGGCGACGGGCCGCTCACCGTATCAGATGAGAACGGGGCGTATTTCTGCGGTAATGGCTGGGCGGAAGACGTCGACGGCAAAGTCGAAACCGGCACGATCGACCTTAATGTTGCACGACTAGATATCCGCGACGTTAAAAACGGCATAATTTCCGAAAACGTGGGGGGCTAAACGATGGCAAAGTTCGCAGATATCTCAGTCCTGGACGGCTTGCTTGATATTATAGCAACCTCCACGATTATGACGGCTAACACCGCGTTGCCGACCGACCGTAATGACGCGGTAGTCACCACGATGTTGGCTAACGTTGTTATGGTGCCGGTGACAGACTTCCCGAAGGCCGCAGGCGATACAAGTGGCCGAAAAGTTACCGTCGCACAAAAAACAGGAGTTGCCATTACTAATACCGGGACCGCTATAAACGTGGCCTTGTGTGATGCGACGACGCTGTTGTTCGTTACAGAATGCACCTCCCAGGTGTTAAACGCTGGCGGTACTGTTACGTTCCCAGCCTGGGACGACGAAGTCGCAGACCCAATATAATGCCTGGTTGCTGCGTCAAGAAATTAATCGATTGCCCGAAAGACGGGATTGATTCGGGCGTCGATTATCTCTTCGACTTTAAGGCGAAGACGAACGGGCGCGGCTTCTCTGACTACCTCCGCCCGGGCGAAAGCATTACAACCTACACAACCGGGTCAGATGCCGGAATCACTATAGATAGTGACAGCGCCGTCGACGCGAATACCGCAGTCGTGGTTTTCGTTTCAGGCGGTACAGCCGCTACGCCTCCAGCAGATATACAAACATATGAAGTGTGGGTAATTGTAGATATCAATTCTACCCCCGTACGCCAGATAAAAAAGGCCATTATCATAAAAGTTGTGTGATACCCCGTACTTACCCCGTACTTACCCCCTATATAGGGGGAGCAAAAACCCCAAGCATATCAAGCAGTTGCAGCAGTTCCCCCGTACACCCCGTACTTTTCCGAAATCAGTCACAGAATGGCTCTCTACGTCCCCGTACGTGTAGCGGCTTGTAGCGGCTACGCCCCCGTATACGTGGCGGCTTGTAGCGGCCACGCGGGGCGGCTGTACGTACCGTATACCCTGTCCTGTAACTAATATATATATTATAGGGGGATAGGGGGAATATAGGGTTAAGTGTTAGGTATTTCAAGCGGTTACGATTCCCCCTATATACGGGGTGGGTACGGGGTGTACGGGGGATTAAAAACTAATTACTATTCTGTATTGACACATCCGGAATCATAGCGTATATTACGTACATACACTACGAAACGGGGACAAAATCATGAAAACATTTACCGAAGGCCAAAAATTAGCAACCCGCGCGATCTGTGACAGCGAGTGCGTATTCACAGGTAAAGTGGTCCGGCGCACAGCGAAGACCGTCACCATTAAAACCGGCATGATGGGCGTGAAACGTTGCAAGATCCACACGAACGATGAGGGCGAGTTTGTATTCCCATATGGCAGGCATTCAATGGCGCCGGTATTCCGCGCGGCTTAATAGGGCGGCCGGTGTGGTATCATCTGGCCATGTTCTCCGTAAATGACAAAGAGCTGAAACGGTTCGCCGGCGAGTTAAGGGCGTTTACAAAGTTTGCCTACCCAATAGCCACACAGCAAACAGTTAATACCGCCGCATTTCGTACGATGGAAACCGCGCGAAAAGATGTGAAAAAATCAATGGTGCTGCGGAACCAGTTCACCACGCGCAGCATACAGTTTGCAAAGTCCCCCAAAACCCTACAGGTGCGCCGCCAGTTCTCCCGTGTGGGCTCGACGGCGGACTACATGGAAACGCAGGAGTTCGGGGGGGTTAAGCGCAAAGGGGGTTCCGAGGGAGTCCCGCTGGCTACGTCGTATAGCGCCGGACAAGGCCGGGGCGTACAACCGCGCACAAGGCTCCCTCGTAGGGCTAATAAGCTGGCGAATATCCAGCTACGTAAACGGGGGCGGGGGGGGTCAAGTCGTAAGCAGCGCGTCCTTATGGCTATACGTGGGGCGGCTGAGTCCGGCCGAAAGTTCGTTTTTCTGGACCTGGGCCGGTCAAAGGGGATATTTCGGGTTGTTGGCGGGAAACGTAAGCCCAAGCTTCAGATGGTTCACAGCCTAAGTAACCCTGCCGTTACGATCCCCCGTAACCCCTGGCTAAAGCCCGCATTTGACAAGAATGTCGCAAAGCTCCCCGCGTTTTATAGAGATGCCCTGGTTAAACAAATGAAGCGGGCGAATTTATTTACAAAATAATTACTATTCTATGTTGACATAGCCAGAATCATAGCGTATATTACGTACATACACTACGAAACGGGGACAAGAAAATGCAAAATTACACAGTAAAACTTGAAAACGACAGAACGATTACCAGCAAAGTGACCCTTTCGCGCCGCGGCCTGACATTGATCTGTGTCAATTTAGCTGGCGAGAACGTGTACAGCGCCACCGATAACGCCTGGAGCTGGGTAAAATCTAATTTTGATTGTCAGTATTTGAACAATAACGGCGAGCTTGTAAAAGCCGCGTAGTTTGGCAACCCCCGCGCGTTTCTCTCCCTAGCTATTTTGCGCGGGGGCTTTTTAATTCGAGAGGTTAATATCATGGAAATAAGCGACAGACAGGTAATGGCCGCAGTGGTTAAGGCGCGCCGAAACAAGGTTCAGCTTATAGACCCGGCCGAGCTACTCGAAAACGCAACAGGAGAGCCGCAGGCGGCCTGTGTGGCTTGTTTGGAACGCGCCGTCGATAAGGGGCTGCTTAATTATGGACAGGACCGCAAGTCGTGCTGGTTGACGCTGGACGGAATGCGGCTGTTGCGTACGGGGGCCAGTCTGGGCAAACAGGGAGATAATGACCATGCCGCGATGTGAACACTTTAACGACCCTAAGAAGTGTCCTGAGTGTTTGCTCGGCCCGTGGGTATTATATTGGCGGAACGGGGTGTCCGAGGACGTTATGGGGTATGACCGCAAAAGTTATCTACAGATTCTAATGGAGTCTACGATTGTTGGAGCTGATCGAGCGATTATATTCGGGGAGTCGATTAGCGCCATATTCTACGAACATCCTGATAAGGGCGTTTTTTGTATACGTGCGGAGAGGGCTAAGTCGTGATTTGTTCACGATGTAATATGATCAGCCTACGAGGTTTTATCCATAAGGATGGCCGGGTTCGGTGTATACCTTGCGAGGTTCATATCCGCCACGCTAACAACATAAGCGTACCGCTTTCTAGTATCCTTGGCGCTACTGGAAGACAGCCCCCGCTCTACCCGCAGGACGACGGGTTTCAGTTCCGTTTGCCGTTTTCACCTTTACAATCGTAGCCGCTACAAGCCGCTACGTAGCCGCTACACGTAACCCCTTGATATATAACAAAAAAGGTACTGTATGCCGCCCACCCCCGCCCGC